TATTCAGGTCTTAAATCTCCTTTACTACTTCTTTTGTCAAACTTACCACCCATTACATCAAAGAAATCTCCAAAGATTAATACTTTAGCATTTCTTGTTACTACTTCATCAAGATGTTTCTTTAATAATTCTCTATCACAACTTATACTGTCAAAATGTACATCTGCAATTAATAGAAAATCATAAGACCTAATTGTAGAATCGAATGTTAATATGCAATCGTGTGTTAAGTCATTTAGTTTTTCTATCATTTTTTTATTTTTGTTAACAACTTCCTATACAAGGAGTTGTAGTATCTGCATTATTTATTGTACCAACATTAGTTGTTAAATTATATTTTATAACTCCTATTCTATAAGCATTATTGTTAAGAGGTGCTGTAGTACTTCCTACATTTGGTCCTTGAACTGTAGAACCTGATGATTTTATTTGTAATGTTCCAGTAGCTGTAGGGTTTGTAAATGTAAAATGTGTATCTAATGCTGGGTTGTTAAATGTAGGTGGAACTATAGTACCAGCTTTCCATAATGTTACATTAAGTTTTACAGGATTTGTTCCTACAGTATTGTACCACCATCCTCTACAATCTATTGTTATTTCATTTTCAGCTGGATACGCTGCTGTAAAATTATTTAAATTTATTAATACAGCTTCAAATCCTTGACCTGTATTATCACAAGCATGTTTAAGTATATAATTATTTCCTGAAGCTAATGGATATATTCCATTTGTAGAATAATTAGCACTACTACAATAATTAGCTCCATATCCTATATATTCTATTGTTGTATCTTGACCTATATCTGGAGTTACTATTCTAGTTCTTGTATCTAAATCTTGACCATCTGTAAATTCATATTGTACCATTAAATAATCAGCATCAAATGTAAATCTATTTACTGATACATATATTTGAGGTGTATTTATTGTTACAGAAGCTGTTAATGTTGATGTTAATGATACAACAACTTCTAGTATTTTAGTTACAGTAGCTGTAGTAGTTACAGATGCTGTTAGTGTAGAAGATAATAATTTTGGTATTTTATTATAAGTTCCAGTAATAGGATTACTACAAGCATTTAACTCAGATGGTATAATAGCTTGTATAGAAGTATAATCAGTTTTAACTGTATCATCTTCATTTGTTAAATCAATAGTAGTAAATAATATATTATTAGTTCTTGAATCAATAACATTATTTGTTATAGTTAATGTTCCAACTGGAGATATAACATTTACATTTACATACCCTATTAATGATAATTGTGCTTCTGTAAATCCTGCTGTTGTTATTTTAACTTTACGAGTATTACTTGTAAGATATGTAACATCTACATTACTAATACTTAAACTAATATAATTAATTGAAGTAGTTACAGACTTAGTTGAAGAATCTATAGGATTAGTAACAGTATATGTAAAGTTATATAATCCAGGATTTACTATTGTAACTTGATTACTTGTTATAGTAAGTCCACTTGTTGTAGTCCATACTCCTCCAGTTGTATAACTATTTGCTATTAATAAACTAAATAAACTATAAGGATTAGTTAGTGTACATACATCTAATGGAATAGCTACTCCAGGACTTAATATCGTATAAGTTATTGTAAAACTATTACCTACTTTACCGTATTCATTTACTGGTTTTAATGTTAATACTTGATTAGTAGCAGAATATTGTATAGGATTATAAGTTACAATATTTGTATTATTAGTAGATGCTACACCAATAGTAGGATTAGATATTACTTCAAATTTAGATATAGTAACCCCATTACTACTTGTAACTGTTGTAGTTGATATATCACCAAGAAATAAAGTTTTAGTTATATTACTTACAACTGGTGCTGTAGATAATACAGAATTTATATTCAACGTAAATTCTTGTGAAAATATATCACATTCATTCTTAACCTTCCATTTAATAAGAATGTTTCCTACTGTTGCTGTAGTTTTTGTATAAGTAATTATTTGAGTTGTTGGATTAAATGTAGCTACACCTTTATCTGTAATAGTTAATGTAGTAGCATTAGTTAATACTTGTCCAGCACTAGCAATAAAAGTAAATGTATTATAATCAATATAATCTGTTGCAAAATCAACTCCTTGTGTTAAAGCAGATGCTGAATTATCAAAAGTTACTGTTTTAGTGTTATTAGTATAAGTATTTAATATAAATCCAGCAGCACAATCAGGCTTTATTTTACAAGTACCTAATTTAGTTACTGTAACATTAAATGTATTACTTAGTACATTCTTATCATTAGTTACTGTTATTGGTAATACAGCAGTTGTAGTGCTAAATTCAGGAATAGTTATTTCATAACTATTATTACCAAGACTTCTTTGTGTTGCATTAGCATAAGTTATAACTAATGGATTATTAACTAAATTACCACATCCTGAATTAGTTAATGTTATTACAAACTTTCTTACATCTCCATCGTTTAATGGAAAACATTGTGCTGTTACTGATTGATTAGCTACAAATGGTTCACAAGTTAAAGTATAATAATTTACTGCATCACTTATACATCCATTAGCATCTTTAACTTTTACTCTTACTGCTTGAGGATTTTTATATCCTGGAGGTAATATGTTTGCAGGATTATGATTCCATGTTAATGATAACTGATTCTGTGGATGAAATCCTGTATTAGGTTCATTACTAGAAAATTGAGATTCTAAACCGTATATCCAATTATATAAATATGGTGATTTACCTCCAGTTACTATAGCATTAAAAGATAAATTATTAGCATCAGGTTGTTCTATACTTACATCTAAACTATTACATTCATTTATTAATGTATCTGTAAAAGTATTAGAACATCCTTTATCATTAGTAACAATTACAGTAATTGTATTTCCAGTAAAACAATCTAAATCAGTAATATAATAGGTAACATATATTTTCTTAGTAGTTCCATTGAAACTTCCACTTGCATTATCTATTGTAATGCAAGATTTATTAGATGTAATATTGTAATTAATTACATTAGAATCTAATAATGTAATAGTATATGTCCTATTTATTGTAATCATTATGCTACTGTAAGTGTTATAGAATTAGCATCAAACCTAACAGTATCTCCAGCACCTATAGTTACAGGACTTGATGATACTGTACCATAGTAAATCATACTACCACTTGTATTAGCAGTCCATATTGCAAAACCTACTATAGTACAAGCTCCAGCATTAGTAGTTAATTCAATTAAATTATTTCTTACAACATCATTTGTAGCTGTAAAACTTGTAGCTGTAGTTAATGATTTTCTTCCAGCACTTCCAGTTAATGTTTGATATACTGAAGTACCACCTGTACCATCTTCAGCAGGAAGTGTTGAATACACATCTAAAAATACTGTAGTTAATTGAGTAGGTGCTGCACCTCCAGCTAACCATGTAGCTATTAAACCTTCTGTATAGTTTGATAAATTTGCCATTGTGTTTATATTTTAGTTATTGCAGCTATTGCATTTACTGTTGTTAACAATGCTGATTTAAGTTTAACAATATTATTATTAGGATTCTTAGTTATAACACTTGTAAATTGTCCACAAGTTAATGTTATACCTGATTCATCTCCTTCATTACAAGATTCCATTGGTTCTATACAAGCAGCGGGCATCTTAGACAAAGCTAATGCTAGTAAATCATTATTATCAATTATACAATCAATACCATAACGATATCTATCTGCCAAACTTTTAACAAAACTCGCAATCTCCATAATCCATTGAGTTATATAAAACCTTTAAGTCTTCACAATCTACACATTTATCAGCAGCTGTAACTAATACAAAATATGTAGTAGCTAACTGTTGATTGTATTCTGATGCAAGTTGTTTAGCAACTTTGCAACCAGTTTCTTCATTCTTAAATATACATCCTTTATCTAATTTAGTAACTCCAGAAGCCACTTGTTTTACAACAACAGAGTGAACTCCTTCTGCTAATGTTACTGTATGTACATAAGGATTTACTGTAACAGTTATATTAACTGGAGTACTATCATTTATTGATAGAGTGTATGTTCCAGCTATTGTAGCAAACAATGTAGATGTAATTCTAAGTTGTGTATTGTTTGTTATTATTTCTAATTTCATCTTCTTAGTATTAATCTTGTTATTTTCTCACCAACATATCCCCATAAATCTACACCAGTTACAGTCTCTATGTTCTCAAAGATACTCTTTATTTCAGTTAATGCAACAACTCCAGCTACCATATACGTTAACGGTATAGGCAACGAGAATACTCTTATAAATAATTCTGATATAAGTATGCCTAACATATATAGTACATACTTCTTTACACTCTGACGATAGCCTGATGATTCAATAGCTTCACCTCTATGTTTTGCAGCCATTCTTCCAGTATATAAATCTACTAGAACTATGACTAATGTAAAAGATAGAAATGTAGCTACTGACATTATAAAGCTACTTATCCAACTGAACATAGTAAATATTACTCCTATCCAGTAGTCCTCTGTTACAAATTTCTCTACGTTGTAACGTACAATTTCTTTTGATGTATGTTCTTTCATGTTGATGTTAGTTTTCCGCCTTCATATCTTCTTGAGAATTTACGATGAATCATTGTAGCCATCTTTAAGAATCTAGTTGGTCCATACACCATACTAATTTGGTCTTTAATGTTCATCGTCATCATAGTCAGCTTCCGCTTTACATCGTTGTGTAGATTACTACGTTCTTGTTTTATTGCTTGGTATAATTGATAACCATTAGCTTCACCCATAAGTCCTCTTTCATACCAATGTTTTTCTTCTACATATTTAGCTAAGTAATGCCATATAACTTCAGGTTCTGAAGGAATAAGATATTCACCACTAGCATCTTTTAGTGGAGTATAATAGTGTACTAGAATAGTACCTGTATCAAAATTAAATGTTCCTATATTTCCAGTTATTTGTACAGAAGCATCGCATTCTCTACATCGATAATCTATTGTTTGATTAGTAAGTATATTAACTTTTTGATTAGGAACAAATGTACTATTAGTATAAGTAGTTTGTATTCCTAGTGTATTATCATACATTAATCCTGTACTAGATGTTGCAGTATCACCTGAAGGGACTACAGTAGATTGGAAAGAAACAATAGTAAGTAATGTAGGAGATAAAGCGTTATAATACTCAGTAGCAATAGTAAGAGTATTATTAGCACTATTAATAGTATAATAATCTGGACTATTAGGAGATAGTTGTCCACTAAAATATACAAAAGTCGTACTATCATTTTGTAGAGTACTGTTAGGTCTAGTCCAAGTAACAGTTTGAGTAGGATTCTGATATTCTTGAACATAAGGCATTAGTGTTGTATCTTTCGTAAACTCTAGTAAGTTATTTCCTGTAAAGTATGTACTTCTTGAATAGTCATACATAACTTGATTTAAATCATTAGCTACTTCTATTCCTATTATTTTATCTTTAGTTGCTGGTAATTGTGCTTTATAATTATTAACTTCTACTATATCAAAGTCTTTAACTTTTTGTAGTGTTGGATAGTTAAGTAGATTCCATGCTTGTAATGCCCATGATAATAATTGGTCATCATCAGATTCTGCATATCTAACAACACTACTCATATAATTAAAAACTGATGATAATGGTTTCATATTTTTAGTTTTAAATTTGGGAGAAGTTTCACCCACTTCTCCCGATGGTTTAGCCTAAGGTAGCGAATCCTACTGCAACAAACCTATTCTTTATTGTTTTATCAATGTTATATTTCTATTTAATGTAGTATAAGCATTTTCAGTAAGTTTAAATAACTCATATTGTTTATCACCAATAACAACGAATAGTTGATTCTCTAGTGTAGCTAATATTACATTATCTTTTACTGTATATTCCTTATCTTTATTAGGAGTGAATATTAATGAATTAGTATCCATTGTAACAACTCCTGGAGTAATTTTTTCATCTATAGCTATAATCCAATTCCCTGTAAGTTTATTTCCATATTTAGCATTAGTTTCAGTCCATATTGTTTTACCAGTAACTTTCTCAAACATTTGTGCATACAAAGCCATAGCATTATCTGAAGTATTCTTTAGTATAATAGGAATAGCTGCTTGTGATAACTTGTTTGATTCTTGTTCAATTTGTGTCATAAATGTATTTGCAGTAACAGTACTATCTCCAATAACATCTTTAGTTACATTAGAAGATTCATCAGAGTAGTTTGTAATTCTTGTAACAAAGTATGTTCCTTTATCAGAATTCTTTGTAACATAAATAGTGTCTTTCACAACTTGCTTTTGTGCATTAGTAATAATTGATAGCAATAAAAATGCTGCTATAATTAAACCTCTTAATAGTAATAACATAATTTTAGTTTTTAGTTACAAATATAATACAATTAGTTGAATAATAGTTTATTGTTTTTTAATTAATCTAATATCATTATCAAGTGTAGAGAATTTACTATAAGCAAACTTATACAAATCATACTTAACATTATTGTATGTAAATGTAACTTGATTTTGAAATGTACTCAATAGTAGATTAGTTGTTACAGTATAAGTTTTAGTCTTATCTGGAGTGAATACTAATCTATTGTTAGCATTAACTTTAATCTCTCCTGGAGTTATATTACCATCAATAACTAAATTCCAATTACCTATAAAGTAAGATGAATCTCTAGTAGCTGTTGAAGTGTAAATAGGTTTTCCAGTAATCTCTTGATGTACACTATTATAGAAATTAACTTGTCTAACATTAGCACCTCTTGTAATTATTGGTACTGCATAAGCAGCAACATTATTTACATGGTTTTCTGCTTTAGACATTAAGACTTGAATTGCTTGTATTGAATCTCCTAGTAGCAATTTACTTCCTGTTGTTGTACTATCTTCATACCAAGTTTGGCTGATGATAAAATAAGTATTACCTTGTTTCTGCACATATACTGTATCTTTTACAATATCTTGTGCGAATGAGAATAGTGGTAAAAATAAAAATAAGTATCTCATGTTATTTGTGTTTATTCTTTTTTAATTAATTTAACATCACCATCTATTGTACTAAACTTACCATTAGCAAACTTGTATAAGTCATAGCGCACACCGTTGAATGAAAAGGTGATTTGGTTTGTAAATGTCGAGAGTAATAGGTTTATTGAAATCGTATATACTTTGCCGTTATCCGGATTAAAGATTAATCTTTTGTTAGCATTCAACTGTATTTCCCCTAGGATATTTTCACCATTGAATACCAATGTCCAATCGCCCAAAAAAACCGTTGAATCCCTAATTGCCGTTGACGTGTACACAGGCTTTCCGCTGATTTGTTGGTGCAAATTATTGTAATAATTAATCCGCTTTACCGATTTACCTTTTAAAATCAATGGCTTTGCATGAATGGCTAATGTGTTGCTTTGCCTTTCAGCATCGGTAACAAGGCTTTCAATGGCAGTTAAGCTATCGCCAAGTATTTGTTTGTTTCCAGTAACCGTACTATCGCTAAACGTCGTCATAGTGACAATGTAATAAATGTTGCCTTGCTTTTGGATGTAAACTGTGTCGTTTACAACGTCTTGCGAAAGAGCAAGAAAAGGAAGGAGTAAAAAGAAAAGTATTTTTTTCATGTTATTTGTTTTCGAGGATTAAAATTCTTTGTTCAAGTGCCTTGATAAGGGTTTGTTGCTCTTGGATGGCTTTAACTAAAATGGGTATTAAATTTTGTGTTGCCAATCCCATTGTCGAAGTTGGCTCACTGTCATCAGCTGCTTTTACAATTGATTTTGAAAATGTTTCAGTTGATAAAGCCCTGTCCACATCTTGTGCAATAAATCCAACTTCTTCGTATTCGCTAAAATTATTTTCTGTATCGCTTATAAAATTAAAAGTAACTGGTTTTAATTTATTGACAATTTCTAATCCTTTGTTTAAAGGTGTAATATTTTCTTTAAACTTTATATCAGACGTGGCAATAATATTGCTGGTAGCAAATATTTGTCCATTAACTTGTAATGGGTAAGCTCCGTTATCTGCAGTGTATCCTATCCAAACTTCTCCAGCACTTGTAACTCGCATACGTTCTAAATTATCAGTAACGATAAACAAAGGACTTGTAGACCTTGCCACCATACCTAATCCAGCAGATGGTAATCCGTCATTGTTTAAGCCAGCACCAAAAGCATCAGCAATAAAATAACCATATACCTCACCATCCCCAGCGTTAAATCCAATTCTTGCTAATGAATTATTTACACCTCTTCTATTAACTACAAACAATGAAGGCGGTAAACTGCCTGTAAATAACCCTGTATTATTTGTATTACCAACTATTAATAAATTTGATTCAATATTTGAACTTGTATAACCCGAAGACCTAATTCGTAATTGTCCAGATAAATCAAGTTTACTAATACTTGTAGGTTCAACACCAATGCCTACATTCCCACCAGCCTCATAAATTGCAGCTGTATCAAAAACACCAGATGAATTTTTTCTTACTAAATAATTATTTGGTAAACTTGACATATCTGCTCCCGTTCCCCCATTTGCCACAGGCAATGTTCCCGTGACTCCCGTTGTCAATGGCAGTCCTGTTGCATTTGTCAATGTTCCGCTTGAAGGTGTTCCAAGTGCGCGACCGCTTCGATAATAATTGGTAAGCATTGATGCCGTATCGGATATATTTAATTTTAAACCAAACCTTGATACAAGATTTAACGTAGTTGTGTCAAAGGTTGAGCCACCAGCCTGTGTCCATGCGTTGCTTCCCGTTTTATAATGCCATAACAAATTAGTAGTTGTATCAAGCAAAAGAAAAGCACTTGTATCCTGTTTGTTTGCCCGTGTAATTTTACTTGTTGCCGTGACTGTGTCAATAGATGCCACGCCCCTAAACACCAGCCCATCGGCAGTCGTTTGTTCACCAAGCGTAATCTTTTGCCCACTATTACTTGGATATTGAGCAAAGATAATTGTAGGAAGTAATAATAAGATATAAAATATATTCTTCATGTTTGTTTATTTAATTTGATTGCATAATTCTCCAAAAAGCACCATCGCTAACAAGTGTACACCATTTAGCGTTAGTTGCTGGTAATATTGTAGTTGTTGTACCACTTCCACTTAAAGGAATAATATTACCATTTGCTATTAATGCACCATTAGATGAATTTTTAAATTTTAATTCTCGATACGTATTTAATCCTGCTAAAGGTAATATAATTGTTGTTGATGAATTATTAAAGTTATCTATATATAAATCAGTTGGTAAAATACTATACTGAGATGTATTTATATCTGTAATTTTACTACTTACATTTAATGTACCACTTGATAAATTTAAACTATTTCCTAAACTAACTCCACCAACAACTCCATTATTATCTCTTCCAAGAATACTTGTAGGCACAATTGTATTTGTAGTTCTAACTCTTAAAGTACCATTTACATCAAGTTTATCAGTAGCATCAGCAATACCAACACCTACATTACCATCTGTATCAAGAACTAATTGATTTACATTATTATTAGTATATAAATAAGATTTTGTATTTTCATAATTAACAAAATATCCTCCATCAAAATAACCAACATTTAAACCATCACTTGTATTACTTCCAGTTAAACCATTTTTATATTCAGACCTAGTAAAAGAACTATTATTTGTTGAATACATACTTAAAATATTAGATGCTCCTGTATTATTTATACTTAAACTATTTGTATTAGCTCCACTATTTATTGTAAGAATATTATTTAATGTTGTTGCGCCTGTTACCGATAATGTTGAACCAAGTGTTGTAGCGCTTGTAATATTTGCAGTTCCACTAACGTCTAATGTAAAAGCAGGAGTAGATTGATTTATTCCTAATTTTTCTAAAACTGTCAATCTACCTTTTATAGTAGGTGGTGCATCATAACCAATACCTACTCCAACACCTAATGTCATACTAGGAGAATTTAACATAACACCACCATTTACATCTGTAGCTTGAGTTGTACCATAAAACTCAATATGACCAGTATTCCAATTAGCATCAGAACCACTAGCACCACCTACACCTGTTTTCTTTCCAATTATTGCAGCATAAGCTGAATAATACGATGTAGAATTAGATAATGAACTAAATGTTATAGCTGGACTATATGTACCATTTGCTGTTCCTTGAGAGTTAAGTGTTATACCTGCTTTTTTTCTATCGTTGCTTGTTGATAAAATTGATAAAATTGGAAATCCTGAGTTATCAACTGATGTGTTATAATACCATCCACCACTAACATTATTATTAAAATAAGAAGTTAAAAAGCCAGCTGATGGTGTCCAAGTTTGATTTCCTGATAATGTGTTTGTTAACCTATGAGTATTATTTCCAGCATCTAACGCAGCATAACTTGTTGTAGATAAAGTATTTGATATATTTGTTGCACCTGTGACACTGAGTGTAGTTCCAATGTTTAAACTTCTATCAATTTGAGCATCACCACTTAAATATAAATCAGCTTTTGTTCCTGAAATTGAATTTACAGTAGTAGATGGTTTTATAGAAAAAGTAACTTTGTTTTCTGGTTCACTAAACGCTCTATAATAAAATTGATTGTTATTATGATAATAAATACTTGCGTCATAAATAATGTTAGATTGGTTATAAAAACCATTAAATCTTCCGTAATACATGGTAACAGGGGTACTTGCACAGCATTCATCTTGTGAAAATGTATAATAATGAGTAACTCTATCAGTAGTTCCACCATTAGCACTATACAAATTTTGTGTAACAGTTTTTCTAACTGCCCCATCGTTTCTTGGAGCTGACGAATAAGCAGATGTCCAACTATTTAAAATTGAACCACTTAATGTCCCCCCTGTCAATGGCAAATATGTTGAATTATCATACGTTATACTTGTTCCACTTGCTTTGACAAAGCCTGTTCCATTTAATTGACTTTGTTTATTATTAAACGTAGTCCAATCGGTAGATGATAAATATCCATTTACACTTCCAGTTGCTGCTGGTATTCCTATTGATACAGCTGAACTTCCATTATAACTTGTTCCTGTTAATGGTGATGATATAGTAAGTGTATTAAGATTATTACCAAGTGTAACTCCTGATATAGTTGATGCTGCAAGTTTTGATACAGCTATTGCAGCACTTGCATTTATATCAGCATTTACAATAACTCCAGTAGCTATAGAAGTAGCATTACCAGTTGATGTAACATCTCCAGTAAGATTAGCATTAGTTGTAACTGTTGCAGCATTACCATTAAGACTGGCAGTTATTATTCCAGCACTAAAGTTTCCTGAAGCATCTCTTGAAACAATAGCATTATTTGTATTTAGATTAGTAGCTGTAGTTGCTGAATTAGATACTTTATTAGTAGCAGTAATAACATCTAATTTATCATTTGTTATACTTCCAGCTAACATACTGTTTGTTACTTTACCAACACCTATAGTTGTTGTTATACTACTTGTACCACTACCAGTTACATCACCTTGTAATGTAATCATACCACCACTACCAGCTAATGCTACAATATTATCTATAGCTATTATTGTAATGTTATCATCTAATTTATAACTTCCAGTTGATAGTGTTACAATGCTATCATTTGTAATTGTATATTGACTTTCTGATTTTAATAATTGTCCATTTCTATATACTTGAGTAAAATAAGGTAATAGTTTTTTACTACCTTGTTGCCACGTTAATACATTAGTGTTTATACCAAGAAAATCTTGTCTTAATAATGTAGCTGTATCTCCAGAGTTAATTATATTATCAGCTACTTTTAATGTATCATTTAAAAATGATAATCCATTTCCTATTTTTATATCTGTTAAATCATTAGAATTATTAGCACCTACAAGTTTATCTGGAGTTAAGTTATTAACTAAACTATCAACTCTTATTGTTCCAGCAACTTGTAATGCTTGTTGTGGATTCATAGTAAGAATACCAACTTTATTAACATCACCTTTAAGATATACTAAAGCAGTAGTATCTGTTTGTAATGTCATA